TCCACGGTGACCGCTCCTCAGCTGTTCATCTCGTCCATTATGACTTCCACGGTGACAGCGCCTCAGCTGTTTATTTCGTCTATCATGACATCCACTCTAACAGCTCCCCAGGCATTTGTGTCAGCCATTACAACTTCCACACTGAGCGCCTCTAACATAAGAATGTCCAATATATACGGTATCAGCACCACTCTGGCATCAACGGCTTATATCCCTTTCATCTATAACTCTTCGCTCCAAACATCCTCCATAATGGCCTCTACACTAACCTCCAAGGATATTACTACACTCAGCTTAACCGCCGTGAGTACTGCAATACAATCCAATCTCTACGTACCCTTCATATACAACTCTTCTATGCAAACATCCAGTATTCTTACAAACACAGTAACCGCTGAAGAAATGACTGTCGCCACAAAACTCACTGTGGACGGCATTCCCATGACATCCGCGGCATATTCTGACCCCTATTTCCAAAATCTCAACGGCATTTGTTTCGACCCTGCTGGAAATATGTACGTGGCTGATGAAGGGATGGGTCTAATCCGTAAAATAACACCCCTGGATTACGTGACCATTCTTGCTGGTGATGTGGCAGGTTCCACATTCTCTTCTCTAAAGAAAATCGCATATGACCCATCCTCAGGCAATATTATTGCGGTAGATTACCCTTATCGTATATGTAGCGTTGGCTCTAGCGATGGAACGGTTACGGAAATAGCAAGTGGCTTGAACGGTGTCACAGATGTATGCTGCGACGGCTTAGGCAATTATTACGCATGCGGTACTTCATGTATATACAAAATTTCTTCTAACTATTTCTTCCTAGTAATTGCCGGCTCAGAAACAGAAACAGGATATGTAAACAATAGTATTGGCGCGTATGCGAAATTCGACAACATGACTGGTATTACAATGGACAAGAACAAAGTTTTCCTGTATGTGTCAGACAGCGGAAATCGTGTCGTGCGTAAAGTAAGTGTATCATCACCCTTCTCTGTCACAACTCTTGTTGGACGCGCACCTCCCTTGGAAAACACAGTAACTTCTATAACAACTATTCGCGATGTGAGTAATAATGCGCCCCAAGTTTGGTTGGATGGAAAAGATCCTGGCTCAGGTCTAAGTGGTTCAAATGTTAATACATGGAATGATAAATCGGGCAATAACAACAATGCAACTGGCAGCAGTTCTCCACGGCCCATCATAGATTCCAACGGTAGCATTACTTTCTACAAGAATTATATTTATACAGCATATAGCTTCACAGGAATAGAAACAGGTTTTATTGTGGCATCTATTGGAACTACCAAGGTAGAAGGTACATATACATTCTTAGATACAGCTCAAGGTATTTCCGTGTTCGCAAGAAAAATCGCCATCTCATTCGTGAAAGACGACGCCGTGTATGTAAACAATGTATATATTGAACCTAAGACAAGCATACCAGAAAATAAGAAATTCCTACTTTCATATACGATTACGCCTACACTCATAACTCTCTTCTATAACGGAAATGTCTTCGGAACAACAAGCTGGTCCTATACAGCCAGTGGTATTGCAGGCACTTATATTGGAGACCAGAACAACAATTCTCCTGGCCCTGTGACTATTTCTGAAGTGATTCTCTATAACAGAGAACTTTCTGCCACGAATAAACAAAGCATAGAGGCATATTTGATTGGTAAGTGGGATATATATACTCCTGAATATTTACCGTCTGATAATCCAAGCCCCAGTTTTTCTCCTCCTAGCAACCTCAAACTCTGGTTGGATGGAGCAGACCCTGATGATAATAGCGGCACGACTACAGCTACAGGCGCAACGGTATCTCAGTGGAAAGATAAATCAGGTAATGGAAACCACGCAACAGGAGTTGCTTCTCCAACCTATGTGTCTGGTGGAGGTATCTTATTCAACGGCACATCACAGTATTATACAACTCCTTACACCGCCGTTCCCACCACGGAAACTGGATTCATCGTAGTTTCTCTGAACAATATATATGTACAAAGTGAGCTGATTTCAGGAAGCACAAATAATGCCAGACAGTTTTCATACATTGGAACAAAATACTTCAATTTACAAGCAATTAATGCAGGTGGCAACAGCGCGTTATTTACATCCGCCATAAATCCTAGCGTAAAACAAACATATATATTATCTTACACAACTTCTTCTTCATCAAGAAATATCTTTGTAAACGGCGTGTGCATTGGAACTGGGTCGCCTACAATTTATTTCAGCGGCTCAGGCACAACATTCATCGGCTCTTTCGGCGATCCTGGAGGCCCTCTACATGCGCCCTTGAACGGTATCGTATATGAAGTCATGCTCTTTAACACAATCCTCTCTGACAATGATAGGCTAAACGTAGAAAACTATCTGAATGCAAAATGGGATGTCTATGTCCCTAAATCCCTCAAACTCTGGCTAGATTCTTCAGACCCGTATGCCAATGGAACACCAGCAACAGCGAATGAAACCATATCCAAATGGGTCGATAAATCAGGATTTAATAATTCTGCCAGCTCTGGCTTAGTGTTATGGCTAGACGCATCAGACCCCAATGGAACAGGCATTCCTGTATCAAACACCTTTACGCTAACATCGTGGGTAGATAAATCTGGCTATAACTATAACGCGATTCCTACAGGAACGGTCACATATACAAGAGATTCACCAGGATTCTTACCAGGAATTCAAATAACGAATGCTACAACACCAGTCAATTATTTAACATCGTATATCCCTTCTGGAACATTCGAGAATGAGCTGGATTTCTTTATTGTATATAAAAACAACTTTATAAATGGCAGTGCTACATCTTTAGTTCTAAGAACTACGTTAAGTAATACTTCTATAGTTCCTGCAAATCCGTTTGATGCTTGGGTCACTAATGTATACGGTGGCGTAAATGGTATTCAGGGATATACATCATCATATAATCTGAATACTTCTGCAACTACTACCACACTTCTGAATTACAATCTCAGCCAGGTAAATCCAAATATTACAGGATATGTAAACGGCAGTAGTATCACATTAACTGGAACAACAGGTACGCCATGGGTGAAAGGAGATCATGGTGACATTTTAAGAATAGGTGGCTATACGAATAGCTCTGGTTATACAGCATCATTCAACGGCACAATATACGAACTTCTCGTATTCAATACAAAGGTGGCCGATTCCCAGAGGCATCAGATAGAAGCGTATCTGTCTTGGAAGTGGAATATACACCCAAGCCTGTCATCTAGTAATCCATACAAGACAATACCCATCTATAAGAATCTTTCTTTGGCTCCCACAGTTTCAACAACGGCTCCTAATTCTCTCGTCTTGTGGCTAGACGGAAATGACCCGCTGAATACAGGCACAACACCTGCAAATGGTACTGTGATTCCAACATGGTTCGATAAATCTGGATATGGAAATAACGGAACAGGTCAAGGCTCGCCAACTAGAGTCGCATCAGGCATCTCATTCAATGGAACAGACCAGTTTTATAAACTTCCAGATGGCGCAATCCCCTACGGAAACTCCTCTTACACAATCATTATAGCTGCAAGATTCCCTGATACGAGTATAGGGGATGGCAAATTCTATGGCCTTCTGGGTGCAGGTTTGGCATATGGCTCTTCTTCATTGAGTATAAGAAAGGGGTCTCAAAATGAAGTTTCAATAACTCCCCCTACTACAGCAAACAATATAGTAACATATTGGTTTTATAGTGGTCCTGGCCAAGTATCAGATATTTTTTCATCAGGGACATTTACAGCGAATCAGACTTTCATATACACAACAGCATATACATCTGGCTCAAAACGTCGCACATATATGAATGGAAGCACAGATGCCTCAGATACACCAGCTGCTCGCAAACAACCCCCTGTCAACAATACAGTTGGTAGAACGGTTGTGAATCAATACATGAAAGGAACTATATCAGAAATCTTGGTATTCAATTATGAGCTGCCTACTACAACAAGAAAGACCATTGAAGCCTATTTAGCAAAGAAATGGGATGTCACAGGTACATCTGGTTTAACCATGCCTGCCACGGCGACTCCCCCTTCCACGGTAGCCGTTTCTCCTACAAATGTCCCTAGCGCGAATTCTCTACAGCTGTGGGTAGATGCAACGGATCCTTATGGAAATGGAATGGCTCCCGCAAGCGGAACAAGCATATCTAAATTCGCGGATAAATCTGGAAATGGCAACCATCTCACACAACCCATCGTTGCAAATCAACCTGTATATAATTATGTGGACCCACTATCATTACAGACACCACAATCTTCAACAGGCCAAAGCAGTGTACGCCTGAGAACAGTTGCCGGCGCGGGCGGACCCACAACCACACAGACTCTCAATATTCCAGTGAACGTCATGAATAATTTACAAACTTTCTCCATCTTCCTTGTATTCAAGGCGACGTCTGCCACCAATGTTTTCATGACGAAACAGCATGGGGGTGTTGACTCCATGAATGTGCTGTCCATGGGCATTTATATTAACGCTTCACTTGGATGGAGTGCAGATAATCAAGGGCGTTTCTACTGGCATCCTTATAACAATGTGAATAATACATCGGCAGGCACATATGGGGCTGGAACAACGTATCTTGTGAGTTTCATATACGATGGGCAGTACAACAGAATATATCAAAACGGTGGTGGGGATGCCACGATGACTGGATATAATCTGCTAAATAATATTCTACCTCAATATTTCACGGTAGGAACGCCTGAAAACATCGCTTCAGATTTCAATCTGAACTCGCTAATGATATACAATACGGCACTATCAGATTCACAAAGGCAAAGCGTGGAAGGATATCTCGCGTCAAATTTCAATGTAACACTCCCTTCAGGACATCCTTACAAAACAGCAACATCCCCATTTACACCACGCACATTGAACACTCAGGCAGCAGGTCTAACATTCGACGGACTAACAAACTTCTACGTAACACCTTATACGGCTGTTCCTGCCTTTGAAACAGGATTTTTGGTTCTTACTGCGCCCCTCGTGGCCGGCGACGTACTGGCTGGAACTACAACTCGTGGCAGTTCGACGAGAGAAATTAGTCTGAATACAGCAAGAATGTATTACGGCACAATGTATCATGGTGAAGTAAGTATCGCAACAAACACCACACCCCTAACTACAAATAAGATATACATATACTCTTTTTCCTATTCCAGAGATACAACAACTACCAATATTTATTTGAATGGAGCATTGGTAAAATCAGATACAGCAACTCTGCGCACTTTCGACGGAACAGGTAAGACAACGATTGGTGCATATATAGATACAGGGGGTACAGGCGCAGTAGGATTTTACAATGGAACCATCTACGAAATTATGTTATATAATACGGTGCTTTCAGATACAGAAAGAATCAACATAGAAGGATACTTGGCTTCCAAATGGAACGTCCAAACGAATTATGCGAGTATGGATGGAACGCTGGCGAATGCAAAATTTAATACGCCACAAGGCCTCATATCAGATTCCAATAACAACGTATATGTTGTTGATACGAATACATTGCGTTTTGTAAATGTTACTAGCTCTAATGTGACAACCGTTGTTGGAAATGGAATCGCGTCAAACGCCCAGGGAGTTGGCTCTAATGCCTCCCTGGCAAATCCTTTGGCTGTTACACTGAATTCCAACGGAACTCCATATGTGACGACCTTCGATAACCCAACAAGCATTTTTAGTGTGCGGATGTCTACGAGCAATTTGATACGTCAATATAAGACGAATACGAAAACACTGGCTGAAAACAATGGAGATATCAACAACAATATCACGATGTTGGGCATTGACGGGTCTGCAGGTATTATGGGTAGATTAAAAGTAACAGGTGATATTTATTACTCAGGAAGCTTGATTCAAAGTGGTGTGGATGGTGTTTCTCCTATCAATGTTGCCTCAAATGGAAATGTGGGTATAGGAACAGCGACTCCCACAACGGCGCTACAAGTATTGGGTCTATCCAACTCTACATGGATGACAGAATACTACATCCCTCCCACCACAGATACATATTTCTCCGTTCTAAGTTCAAATGGATATATGGATAATTTGCGAACAATGATTGAAGTCGGCTCTAGTGGCACAGGTGTTGGTAATTATGGAAGCGTATATAAATACCTGTTTGGATTTTCAAATACGGGAACAACGAATGGTGGAAATTTCATCATACAAAGCGTGGCATCTAGCGCATCAAATTACGAAATCGCTGGCGCGTCAAACACTGCATTCACAGTGCGCTACGATGGAAACGTGGGAATAGGCACGACAAATCCGTCAAATCTACTATCTTTATCTGGGCTTGGCTCTTATGGACTGATGTATATGAAAGGAACTGGAAATGAAACAAGTATGATGTTTAATGACCCAGCAAACGCAAATGCTGTCGCTGGATACACTGGGTGGTATGTTGGTCAAACTACATCATGGGGAGCGGCCATGAATAGTTTTGGTATTGCTCGCCTCTCAGGGGGCGGCGCTGTGGGAAGTACTGGTCTGTGGATAAGTGCTTCTGGAAACGTGGGAATAGGTGTCACGAATCCCTTATATGCTCTTCATATAAATAATACATACAATGCAGCAAATGCTATCGGAATCCTTGGAACTGGGTCAAATCAAACGATTACACCTGGTATAAAAGTTGGAAGATTAAATATAGGAGCATTTTTTTCAGATAATAGCCCTGTAATATGGTCAGAAACCTCATTGACAATACAAGCTTCAAATGGTGCAGTAAGTATACCTAGAAATAACTTGCATGTTGTTGACAGGGTGGGAATTGGTATAGGTAAAGAACTTCCAACATGTAGCCTTGATGTAAATGGTGCTATTAATGCTAATGAGTTTCTTATTGGAAAAGACTATGAATATAGTGGAACACCTGGGGCATTTAGTCAAGTAGGTAATTATTCACTATTTAGAGGAGCATTTAGAAATATACCAACTGCAGATTTAGGCAGTTTAAGAGGGGGGAATGCTGGTGGGTGGATCGCCCTCAGTGGATATGTACCACCTATAAAAAGTGCAATATATCTAGTATATGTAGTACGTTCTCTTCCAGGTGCAGGCCGTGGTTATTCAACTCACCTTCTTCAAACATGGGATACTGGAGGGACAAATAGACAAGGTAGTAAAGCGAACTGGGAATCAACAAGAATAACTGACGCAAATAATGGTTATTGGAATGATTATGTATATATAATAGATTATTGGGGAAATTGGGCGAATTTAGGAGATGGTTATATTGCATCAAGGGGCGATAATTCTACAAATGATATATTAATCGTTCAACTCGCTTAAAAAATAAAAGAATAGGATGTTATAGAATGTCATACCTTATAAAATATTTAAATTCTCTTTCTATATCTACACTGCTAGAAGCTCATTCTATAAAGGAACCTATCGATGAAACGAAATTTACAGAATTAATTGCTCAAACGGGAATTGAAAATGAGAAGGTAACTTGGACAGATTATTCTAATTTTAAGAAAATACATGTAAACCAAGATTATTTGATATTTACTATCCAAGGAAAACGAGACCAGCTTCTAAAAGATTCCGACTGGGTTCTCACATACGACAATGCCATGTCTCTCGCGAATTTAGACGCATGGGTCGCCTATAGACAAGCACTACGAGATTTAATGGCGGCTGCTAGAGCAGACCCATATTCAGTAGTTTTCCCTGAAAAGCCTCCTATTATCCGCAAGGGATAAATCCTAGCTCCTCCGATTGTCACTACGGACCCTAATGGCCATAAGACCCTAAGGCCCTAAGACCCTAAACAGCCAAATCATTATCAATGATTTGGCGGTTTAACATACTTATATAATGTAAGATATACACAGATGAAAGCGCTGGTTTGTATGGTGAGAGACAAACAGCCGTTGGTGACAAATGTGACAATTGCCTCAAGTGGTTCATCCCTTGTGGTATCATGGACAGGCACCCCTACCAAGATTAGTTATTCTGTTACTATTTATTCAAAGGACACAGAATCTGCACAAACAGGAACACAATTCCAAACAGCTTCAGGCATTTCTGCAACAACGTATACAACGTCAGCACTGCCATCTACTGCTTATGGCAAATTCTATTACGCTGTTGTATCTGCAACGAATTTTGATAATTCTTATTATACTGCTCCTCAGAGTAACACAATATCTGTTACCATTAACCCTCCAACAACCGTAACTATGGGAGCGTATTCAGCAGGCTCTACTTCCATTTCTGTATCATGGAACTCCGTAGGAGGAGCAACATCATACACGGTGAACTTTTATGTTTCAGGAAACTCCACACCCGTTCAAACATTTGCGTCAGTCACATCATTTTCACAAGCATCTAGTTTTGCCTTAGCGACTAACAAAACTTATTATGCATCTGTTTGTGCTAACAATACAAGCATTTCTTCAGATTTCCGGCAAAGTTCAAATACGGTAGTGACTGCTTCAACCTTTTCTATGGGAACTCTTGCGTCAGGTATTACATTCGCTTCCGTTGTATTTCCTGCATATTCTGGAAATACATATTCTATAAAATTCTATTCAAATACAAATAATCCAACCACAACTATACAAACAAATACACTCCCCGCAGGTTCAGTATTATACAATACAGTTTCTCTTTCATCTGGAAATACAGGTTCGAAGACAATGAATTCTATTAATTTATTAAGTGGTTCAACAGGAAGATATTACTTTGCTGTAATAGATGTCTCAAATACTTCAGATAGTTCTATAATTACATTTTATACTCAGACGGCCGTTTATTATTACATTCCAAATCAAATACCTGGATTATTGGTTTGGTTAGACGCACAAGATTCTACCACATATACATTATCTGGAACTACTCTTTCAGGTGGTTGGAGGGATAAAAAATCTAATTTATCTTTTTCACCTAATAATGGAGGTTTTGCAAATCCTGTAGCTGGAAGTGTAGCTCCTTATATTACAGGCAGTGGGCAAAATATAGGTATGTATTTCAATAATCCAGATAGTTTACAGGATTCTAACTCTGTTGGCATACAAACAAATTTATCTTCTTCTCCTTTATTGTTTCCAACACAGAATTTAACCCTTATAACAGTATCAACAGATGCAACTACAAATACAGATGAAGTTAGTGAATATAGATGCCTACTGATGATGGATGATGCATTTACTAATGGTATTCCAAATATTGGTATATTCTATCATACAACAGCACAAGAAGGACTTTCAGTACAACACGATTATGATGGTTCTGATTGGGGACGTTCTATAGTTACAAATCTACCTTCTGCTTATCATAACAAGCAAATATTATGCGGAACTTCATCATCTAGCAAAACAACTTTACATCAAAATGGAAACACTTTAGTGAATAATACAACTGTCTATAATTCTCCTTACACAAACTATATGGTAAATCGTTTGGGCATAGCATCAAATGATAATGGCCATCGTGATTGGGGAGGTACTGTTCATGAAATTATGATATATAATGTTGCCATTTCAGATACACAGCGTCAAATCATTGAGGGATGGTTAGCCTGGAAATGGGGTACCCAATCAAGTCTTATTGGAGGCCATCCATATGCTTCTGCTTCTCCTTAGAGAGAAGACTTCCCCTCCAAACTACTCACCCTCGCCCCCAACTCCTGCACCGCCTTGAGAAGTATGGTGACCATTCCATCGTAATTCACATACTTGGTAGAGCCGCTTTCCTGTACAAGCTGCGGATATACCGCCTCAACTTCTTGGGCAACGAACCCTATGCTTTCAACTCCTCCTATGTAGTTGAAACTATAAGGACGTATATTACTCAATGTATCCATGACGGAAGAAGTCCATTCGCGCATATTAACCTTCTCCCTCACATCAGAAAGCGTGACGAATTGCTGTGCATAACATACACCATCCTGGCCCACCTTGAATAAGGAATTCGACGCGGAAATCAAGTCCAACGCATACGCACCGTTACTATCATATATATTCAAAGAGACCCCTCCCGCTCCGATTGTTGACGCTCCGCTAAACCCACTCGCCCCGCCACTCGTCCCACCAGCAACCCCATTAGATAAATTCGTGGGGCTGACAAAGCTAACGGTTCCACCAGTTGTGAAAGAGGCGATGGAATTCGTATATACACGTTTCGTCTGTGTATCTACCATTCTTTTAATCGCCGTAACATCCGTTGTCAAAGAAGTGGTCGTGTCTAATCCAGAAACGTTGGTTTGTACATTCTGTAGGGGGATGATGTTCACCACATAGTTGGACGTATCGTTCTGCATTCTTCTACTCAGAATTCAAATATAATTGACAGAATAATCCCCATGTCGGGCGGCCCAGAATATTACATAACAAGAAGCACTACGATTTTGCAGATAGATTCATCTACAGCAATAAACTCCATCGTGTATTTATCGAGTTTGAATTCGCCTGGCGCTCTTATCACGATTCGTGATATAGCCGGTGCAATAAACTACAATGCCACGGCTCCTCCAGCATCCAATAATATTATCACTCTTAGCACGACCCAAGGAATCACATTCTTGGATGGTGGTGGTCCCAGTAACAATATATATAGAATCACCCAGCCATATGGATTCCTCACTGTCATCCCTAAAACTTCC